AAGACCGTTGAACTCAATCCTGAACTCAACATCCAACATGAAGGTAATATATTGTTGAACTTTAAAATGTTTCACATTGGTACCCAAGAAAGCTAATGATTTCAAGAAATCCACAGCCGAAGAGCTAGGATTACCTGAGGAGTTAGTGAGTGCTTTTATAGATTTCTTCTGGGATAGGGTAAGAACCCATATGTCAGAGTTGAATCATGAGACTTTGCAGATTCCAAATCTAGGAACCTTTAAAGTTAAGCACTGGAAGATAGATGAAATAGTAGAGAGTCACAAGGCAACCATTACTAGAGTAGAAGGAAAGTTTGCGGGATACAGAATGAAGATGGATCTCACAGACAGGATAGAGAAACTTGAAAAAATTAAGAGCCTGGTACAAGAAAGAGAATTAAAATTCAAAGCAATAAGAGATGCTAGAAAAGATAAAAACAATATGGAAGAACAAGGGCCTGATACTAGCCGGCCTGATGAACAAGATCTTCAAGAGGGATCCTGTTGAAAGAGTATACAATGAGCGGATAAAAATCTGCAGAGCCTGTCCTCATATGGATACAGTAGGAACCAAATGTATGGTAGTAGGAACCCAGCCCTGCTGTTCAGTTTGTGGTTGTAGCTTATCTATGAAGTTAAGATCTTTGGATTCACAATGCCCGCATCCGGATGGACCTAAGTGGGATATAGCTGATATGTAATGGCTGGATTATTAGAGCAAATAAAGACAGAGAATAGGAGATACTATGATATCTCTAAGTTTAACTTAGAAGCTAAGAGAATACTTGCCGGAAACATAGGACATTTACTTATCCAAGAGGGTAAACTATTAGTTGGAGACTTTCTTCAGCTTCAGCACTTAATACAGTCCGAAGATGAAGAGAGCATAAAATTAGCTATCTACATAATGGAGACAAAAAGCAATACTAACTATACAACTGAAGAAGATGGGAATATGGGATGACATAAAGAAGGCCGGTTTAGGAAGAGTTAAAATGAATTTATCTTTACAAGATATAAAAGATTTTATGACAGATCTGGAGAAAGATTCAGAGAAGCCTGCTAGACAATTGGTAGCACATACAGGAGAAGGAGGAATAAGAATGCTGAACCATGCTATAGAGGTTAATGTTTACTTGGAGTCAATGAAACACTTAAACTTCTCAAGAGCAGAAAGAAAGAGATTAGGAGAGATGATCAACTCACCGGATCATGAGAACTTTGAGATAGCAAAGATCATTATTAATAATAAAAAGAAGGAATCTAGAGAATACCACAAATGATAACTCAGTATACTCTAAAAGAGCATTCAATAACCTCTGTAAGGCAATTTGCAGAAAACTTCAGACATCATCTTATTTTAGAGAATAAGATAGAAGTAGATGAGCTTGCCGGGTTAAATAATCTTATAGCATCAGCAGATATTGAGAGTATTAAAGTAGCAATAATTATAATGGAGCAAAAAAGTAACAAATGAATGCAACATCCTGGTTAGCCCAACATGAGAAAGAAGTAATGGCTAGAATAGCTAAAGAGATGGAATACATGCTCATGTTTGGTCATTCCCCATTTGATCAAAAAAGAAAAACAGCTTTAGAAGTTACTCATGATCTATGGCGCCAGGGAAAGATTACCTTAGAGGAAAGTATGAACTTGTCCAAGATGATCAACTCTAGTGCTCTAGATAATCTGGACTTTGCAATCACACTTATAGATACAATTAAAAATAAATCAACTCAAATACCAACTCAAGATGTCAGTAATATTTCAAGCCCAGAACCACAAGTACCAGAGTCTAGACCCTAATGAGAGAATAGACTGGATTAGTGTTACCAAATTTGTAGGAATGTTCAAGCAACCCTTTGATCCGGTTGCTGCTTCTAAGAAAGCATCAAAGAACAAGAACTCCAAATGGTATGGTATAGATCCAGAAGAGATCCAGAGAATCTGGTCTAGTGAAACTGATAGAGCAATAAATGCTGGATCATTTTATCATGACCAAAGAGAATCTGATATTACTAGCATCAGTACTATTGAGAGATCCGGTGTAGCTATTCCTATTATAAAACCTATATGGGAAGGAGGAGTTAAGCATGCACCTAATCAGAGATTGACAGAAGGGATTTATCCTGAACATTTTGTATATTTGAAATCAGCAGGTGTTTGTGGACAATCTGATAGAGTTGAGGTAGTAAGAGGTATAGTAGATATCATTGACTACAAAACTAATAAGGAGATAAAGAAGAATAGTTTTGTCAACTGGGAAGGAAAAGCTCAGATGATGACCGGTCCTCTGAGTCACATAGAAGATTGCAACTTCAACCATTATGCTTTACAACTAAGTACATACATGTATATTATTCTGAAACATAACCCTCAATATAAACCTGGTAAGCAGATGCTTCACCATGTAATATTTGAGAAAGAGGGTGATGATCCTTTTGGTTACCCTATTATTAAAAAGGATGACACCGGTAACCCTATTGTGAAGACTGTTGTTCCTTACGAGGTGCCTTATATGAAATCAGAAGTGATAGCCATGATTGATCACATTAAATCTAATCCAAAATGAGACTACCTAAGATTAAAATAAAGTTCAGTCTTATTCCAGGTATATGCTTTGGGATAGGTATACCATTGTCAGATTATCAAGACCTCTACATATGTTTTCTATGTTGGGGTATAACCTTTAAATGGAGAAAGAGATGAGTCATCCAAAGATAAGAAATATCAGATGGTTAGATCCAGAGTTACCTAACCTAGTAGTTGTTGCAGTAACTCTTATTGATAAAAAAATAGAGGATTTAGATATACCTGGTATGCAAACTCCTGAAACGCCCAGTGAGGTAAGGATAGATTTAGCAAAGCTGTCGGCTGTAAGTCCTTGGTATCCTAAAGGAAGTGATGAGCCTTCTGAGAAAGAATGTTTTTTAGATATAGATGGTGTAGAAAAGTTTGTAGCTGATGTCAGTATAGAAGAGATTACTGAAGCTTGGATTTATTATCATAGATGTAAAAAATGAGTAATGAAGAATATACACACCAGAATTTTTGGAATAACCAACCAAAGATGCTCATTATTAAAAGTAAAAGTGAGACTGTGATATTTATCCCTAATCCTTTTTTTGATGAGCCTTTTTGTGAACAAGTAAAAAAGAAGAAATATGATAAAACTGTTTGATTTACAAAATGGCAAGATAGTTCCTACAGAACACTGCTATACCCTAGGATTTCTTAAGGATATTATGGAAGTACATCCTGATCACTATATGAGTATCTATGCATACTTGTTTTATATGACCTGCCCTAATCCCGATATTAATCCTTATTTCAACATGCCGGCTGATGAGAAAGAACAGATCATACTTCAGGATATTCGTGCAGAGTTCAGTGTAGAAGAAGAGTTAATCTTGACAGCGCTGAATAAGTGCACTCTAATGTATGAGACTCCTACAGTACGTGCTTTCAGAGGTATTAGTTCTATGCTAGACCGGTTAGCAACTTATATGGAAAAAACCCCTATCTCTCATGGACGGGATGGAAATATCAACTCTCTAGTTAGTGCAGCAAAAAACTTTGAAGGAATCCGCAGCTCATTCAAAGGTGCATACAAAGATTTGCTAGAGGAGCAACAATCAAGAACACGCGGTGGTGGAGAATTAGCTTATGACCAAAAATAAAAAAGATATGAATGAGTTACACAATTGGTTGTTCCATTACAACCCCTACACTGAATCCTGGAATGCTTTTAAGAGAGAGCATGCAACTGAGTATTTCAATGGAGAGTATAAGAATGTAATAAAGAGCAAGGCTCAAAAAACCTTAGAAGGTCTTATAGTTTCCCATGGTGGGGATATTAAGAAAATAAATAAGTTTGTGGAGAGCTGTAAATGAATCCTTTCTTCTATACAGATATACCTACCTGGGATAACGGTACTTGGACTGTTTCTAGCTTTGCTTCTAGAGATGAGTTTAGAACCTTTGTTCTTTCTATATTTAAAGAGCCCGGTAAGTATGACTTTGATGAAACATCATTTGTATTTAATGAAGAAGCTGGTAAGTGGAATACCCAAGGCTACTACACGCCCGCGCCTGTAAGAAGTAAAGATTATATTGCTTACTGGGATGAAATGAAAACCCGGTGCAGGAAGGGGGTTATCTTCAAGAGTAAAGGAAACACTTGGTATCTTACCCGAGAGTACTATATGTGGTTGAACTTCCTACCTATCAACAACAAGGAACAGAGAAAGTTCACCTTCCCGGATGTGCGCGATGCACAGTATCACCTAGCACTGTATGAGATCCTGGCCGAGTTATTCTACAAGCATGCTGCAGTTCTTAAGAAACGTCAGATAGCATCCTCCTATTTCCATGCTGCAAAACTTATCAACCAGATCTGGTTTGAGGAGACTCCTATCCTAAAGATAGGTGGAAGTCTTAAGGCCTATGTTCTGGATACCTGGAGGTTCTTAAATGAGTACCGGAACTTCTTAGATGAAAATACAGCTTGGTACCGTCCTATGAACCCGGGCAAGATCTTAGACTGGCAACAGCAGATTGAGACCAAGGTTCCTGGATCAAATAGGCCTACACTCAAAGGTTTGAAAGGTGTATTGAAAGGTACATCTTTTGAGCAAGATCCTACGGCCGGTGTTGGTGGTCCCTGTACTTACTTCTTCCATGAAGAGGCCGGTATTGCTCCGGACATGATGCAGACTTATCTGTACATGAAGCCGGCTCTGAAGTCAGGTTTGATCACAACCGGTACCTTTATTGCTGCGGGATCTGTGGGTGATCTTGATCAGTGTGAACCTTTAAGGAAAATGATCCAGACCCCAGAAGCTAATGATATCTTCTATGTAGAATCAGATCTTCTGGATGATAGAGGTACAAGAGGTAGAACAGGACTCTTCATACCTGAGCAGTGGTCTATGCCACCTTGTGTAGATCAATTTGGAAACTCTCAAGTAGAGAAAGCCCTGCAGATGCTTGAAGAGTACTTTGCTAAGATCAAGAAGGATATGAGTCCTGAGGATTATCAGCTAGAGGTATCCCAGCATCCGCGCAATATTGAAGAAGCTTTTGCCACCAGAACTGTTTCTATTTTCCCGGCTCACTTAGTTGCTGCTCAGAAAAGAAGGATTGAGGATAAAGAATACCAGATAGAATATGTAGATCTTTCCCGGAACAGTGATGGAACCTGGCTAGTTGAGAAGAGTAGAAAGATTCCAATAATGAAGTTCCCGGTAGAGAAGAACTCAGAAGATAAGAGTGGAGTAATAGTTGTATATGAGCGTCCTGATCCTAAAGCAGAATGGGGGACTTACTATGCTTCTATTGACCCGGTATCCCAAGGTAAGACTATTACATCTGATTCTCTATGCTCTATCTATATTTACAAGATTCCTATAGAGGTTACCCGCATAGATGGAGATGATGTAAAAACTTATATTGAGAATGATAAGATAGTAGCTTCCTGGTGTGGTCGCTTTGATGATATCAATAAGACCCATGAGAGATTAGAGAACATGATTGAGTGGTATAATGCATGGACTGTTGTTGAGAGCAACGTGCCGGGCTTTATTACACACATGATCAAGAAAAGAAAACAGAAGTATCTTGTACCTAAGAGCCAGATCACATTCCGTAAAGATCTTGATAATACCCTATCTCACATAGAGGAGTACGGCTGGAGAAATACAGGCACTGTGTTCAAGGTTCATATCCTACCCTATCTGGTAGACTTTTGTAAAGAAGTCATAGATGAGACTACAACAGAAGATGGTAAGGTAGTAAAGATAACCTATGGTATAGAAAGAATACCAGATGTTATGGCCATGGTTGAGATGCAACAGTTCCGCGAAGGGCTCAACGTGGATAGGCTAATAGCCCTGGGATCCCTGATAGCCTTTGCCAAAGTCCAAGAAGCAAACAGGGGCATCAGAAAGAGAATTGACACAACTGATAAAAAACACTTGGAAAAGTCAGAAAATTTGTATAAATTTACTAATAGCCCATTCCGGCATATTGGGATGGGCCAAAGTTCTTTGGGTAAAAGACCCCCAAGGAACCCATTTAAGAACATAAGATAAAACTATGGAAGTATTAAACGCGCTCCAGATGAAGTCTGGAAAAAAAGCTGAGTACAATAGGATGGGTTCTATAACCCAACCTTTACAGTTTCTTTCCAGAAAAGATAAAGACCCGGAATGGGCAGCCTGGAACATGGACTGGCTAGAGTGGAATGGTCTTAAGCAGATCCGTAGAAATGCTCGCCGGTTAATGAAGAACTACAAGCTGGCCAAGGGTGTTATAGACCGGAGTGACTACATGATCGAAGAAGACAATGAGATGCGCGATCTAGTAGATACCCTTATGAAAGAGGATCCTTCAGTACTTGAGTTAAAGTTCTATCCTATTATCCCCAATGTTATCAATGTTCTGACATCTGAGTTTGCTAAAAGAAATACCAAAATCACCTTCCAGGCCACTGACGAGTACTCCTACAATGAAATGTTGGAGCAGAAAAGAGCTCAGGTTGAGGAAGTTATATTACAATATGCCGAGCAAAAGCTTATGGCAAGAATGGTTGAGCAAGGTCTTGACCAGAATGATCCGGAGATTCAACAGAAGATGCAGGAACAACTTGCACCAGAAAATCTTAAGACTCTTCCTGAAATCCAGAATTTCTTTGATAAAAGTTATAGATCACTAGTTGAACAGTGGGCTATGCATCAAACTAAGATAGATGAGGAGCGCTTTAAGATGGATGAGCTAGAGGAGCGTGGATTCCGTGATATGCTTATTACTGATCGCGAGTTCTGGCACCTTAAGATGATGGAGGATGACTATGATATTGAGCTTTGGAACCCGGTTACTACATTCTACCATAAATCTGCAGAGGCCCGCTATATTTCTCAAGGAAACTGGGTTGGCCGTGTGGAGATGATGACCATTGCTGATGTTATTGACAAGTATGGTTATATCATGACTCAAGAACAATTGGAGTCTATTGAATCTATTTATCCGGTTAGATCTGCCGGCTATCCTTTACAGGGTTACCAAAATGACGGATCTTACTATGATGCAACCAAGTCCCATGACTGGAATACCAATATGCCATCCTTGGCCTACAGACAGTTTGTTTCTATGTATGATAACTTTGTTTATAATGGCGGAGATATCATCAACTGGATTATGTCTGAAGGAGAAGACTATGCTCCTATGGGCGCAGCCTTCTTGTTACGTGTAACCACATGCTATTGGAAGTCTCAGAGAAAGGTTGGTCATCTGACTAAAATCAGCGATAATGGAGAAGTTACTACTGACATCATAAGTGAGGAGTATAAGATTACTGATAAACCTATCTATGATACAACTCTGATCAAGAATAAAACCAAGGACACTCTCATATTCGGAGAGCACATAGACTGGATCTGGATTAACCAGGTTTGGGGTGGTGTAAAAATTGGTCCTAATCACCCTAGTTTCTGGGGTATGAATAACCCGGGCGGTGTGAATCCTATGTATCTAGGAATTGACCAAAATCAGATTGGCCCTCTTAAATTCCAGTTCAAGGGGGACAACACTCTTTACGGATGTAAACTTCCTGTAGAAGGCTCAGTATTTAGTGACAGGAATACAAGATCTACTTCCATGGTTGACTTAATGAAGCCTTTCCAAATTGGATACAACATTGTTAATAACCAGATTGCGGATATCCTTATTGATGAATTGGGTACTGTGATCATGCTTGATCAAAATACTCTACCTAAGCACTCTTTAGGTGAAGACTGGGGTAAGAACAATTTCCAAAAGGCCTATGTGGCCATGAAGAACTTCCAGATTCTTCCTTTAGATACAACCATTGCAAATACAGAGAATGCGCTTAGCCAGCAGCATTTCCAGGTAATGAACCTTGAGCAGACCAACAGGATGATGTCAAGGATTCAAATGGCTAACTATTTCAAACAACAATGCTTTGAGGTGATAGGAATAACACCTCAGCGTCTGGGTCAGCAGATTGGTCAAACCGATACTGCTAAAGGTATTGAGCAGGCCGTAACCGGTTCATACGCCCAGACTGAGAACTACTTCATACAGCACTCAGATTATCTGATGCCACGCGTGCACCAGATGAGAACTGATCTAGCTCAGTATTATCACTCTAAGAAGCCATCTATAAGGCTTCAGTATATGACCTCTACAGATGAGAAGGTTAACTTTGAGATGAATGGCACCGACCTTCTACTTAGAGATCTTAACATCTTTGCTACAACCAAAGCCAATCAGCGCGCTATTCTAGAGCAAATGAAGCAACTAGCCTTTACTAATAACACGGCCGGAGCTACTATCTATGATCTAGGAAACATCATGCAGGCTGAATCTCTTGGTGAACTCACCAATAGTCTTAAGGGTATTGAGAGAAAAACCAATGCTCAGAAGCAACAGGAGATGGAGCATCAACAGCAAATGCAAGAACAAGAGATGCAGACCAGGCTTCAAGAGAAGCAAATGCAGCTTGATCATGACATGCAAGAGAAAGAGAAAGACCGCAGAAAAGACATACTTATTGCTGAGATTAAGTCCGCCGGCTATGGTGCTATGCAGGATATTAACCAGAATATGCAGTCTGATTACATGGATGCTCTTGGGCAGATCAAGAAATCTGAGGAATTCCAACAGTCTATGGATCTCCAGAGTAGTAAGGAAACTAACCGGATGACCAATGACAGGGAAAAGAATCAAATAGAAAGAGAGAAGCTCCAGGCTCAGCTTAGAATGAAGCAGACAGACCTTGAGATAGCAAGGGAAAATAAGAATAAATTTGATACTAAGAAGAAAGACGAGAAGAAGAAGAAATAACCCTATAGCTATATATTGCAAAATATTTTATAGGAGCTCTTGTACAATTTCAAATTTATAAAGTTTATTTCTATATTTTTGTGTATATTATAAGTAGCCAGAATACTAAACCAACAAAAACCAACATAAATGGCAGAGAATAAAGACAATACAACAGTTCAGACCCAGGATATTAATCTGGATGAATTGTTGGGGACACCGGGTGCAGAAAACATCATGGTGCCAACAGAAGAGAAACCTAACCTGTTCTCAAGAGCACCTAAGGTTGACATTGATAAGCTCCTTGAAAAGACTGATGATGACAAAGCTAACTCCGAAGGAGAAGGAAAAACTGATGCTGCTAAAACGGCTGCATCAACTGAAACAGCTCCAGAAGACAAAGAAGAAATTGACAGCATTCTCAAAGCTCCAGGATCTGATGAAGCAGGGGATAGTAAAACTGAAGAATCTTCTAAGAAAGGCGGTAGGCAAGGCGGCTTAGCTGAGCTTGGTGCCAAACTTATTGAGAAAGGAATACTAGTTCCTTTTGAAGGAGAAGAAGATGTAAGTAAGTATACCCTTAAAGATTGGGAAGAACTTTTTGAATCTAATGAACAAGAAAAGGCTAAAAAGTATCAACAACAAGTATCCGAAGAATTTTTTGAGAATCTTCCTCAGGAACTTCAAGTGGCTGCACACTATGTAGCTAATGGAGGAAATGATCTTAAGAGCTTATTCAAATCTTTAGCTGCTGTAGAAGAGATCCGCCAGTTGGATACTGCAGATGAGCAAAGCCAGGAGCAAATTGTAAGAAGCTATCTGCATGCTACAAACTTTGGTACAGCAGATGAGATTGAAGAAGAAATCGAAGCTTGGAAAGACCGGGATGAATTGCAAGCAAAAGCTAATAAGTTCAAGCCAAAATTAGATGCTATGCAAGAGCAGATTGTTGCAAGACAATTACAGCAACAAGAACAGAAGCGTAAGCAACAAGAACAACAAGCCGCGATCTATACTGAGAATATCTACAAGATACTTGAACCGGGAGAATTGAATGGTATTAAGCTAGACAAGAAGATGCAGAATCTTTTGTTTGGTGGTTTAACCCAGGCTAACTATCCTTCTATCTCGGGCCGTCCTACTAATTTACTTGGTCATCTATTAGAGAAGTATCAATACGTGGAGCCTAACCATGCATTGATCACTGAAGCTCTTTGGTTACTTGCTGATCCGGAAGGATACAAGTCAAAGATAAAATCAGCCGGTGGAAAAGAGCAAGTTGAGAAAACAGTTAGGCAACTTAAAACAGAACAAAGCAGCAGGATCACTTCTGGCCAAGGACAAGAAGAAGATGATAATGCAAGCAGAAGAAAACCAGGATCAGGAGTTCAAAGACCTTCTGGTAGCTTCTTTAAGAGAAACAATTAACCAAAATATAAACTAAAAACAAAAAACAAAAATGGCAACTCCAGTATTAAACAATGGTATATTCCTGCGTGATACTAACTACCAAGCTAGTTCACATGTAGATTCATACCACTTAGTGAACATGTTGAAAGACGCAGAACCAATGGACTTAGGTCCAGTAGACATTTGGGCTATGGCTCAAAAAGTTGAAATGCCTCTTTACCAGCTATCTTCATTTGGTGGAAAGAACATCATCATGGTAGATAATGCACGCGGTGAATACAAATGGCAAACTCCGGTTTCCCAAGATCTTCCTTACATTGTGGAAGATATTGAACCACAAAACCTTACTAAAGGTGTTGATGGTACTACCTTCAAGGTAAAGATCAACAAGCGCGAATTTGGTCATGGTGATATCTTCACTTATGACAAATACAATGGCGCTGAGATGTACATTACAGCTGATGACATTCTTCCAATGGGAGATGGCTTCATCTATACTGTGCAGTTGGTGAATAATGACAATTACAAGTTCTTAGAGAACAAGTACTTGGTTCCTCAAACAAAGTTATTCCGTAAAGGTTCTGCCCGCGGAGAATATGGAGAGCGCTTCTCTGATATTCAAACCCGCTCTGGCTTCCGTGAGTTCTACAACTTCGTAGGAGGAGCAGAAGCTCATGTACACTACTCTATCTCTTCTCGTGCTGACCTTATGCTTAAGGGTGGTATGAATGCTGATGGTACAGTTCCTGTAACTGAGATCTGGCGTAACTTTGACAAGAGCATGGATCCATCAATCTCTAAGATTGAGGACGTTGCAAGTAAAATGGGCAAGGATTACCTTAAGCGTGCTGTAGGTAATGGTACTTTAACCCGCACTTTCTTAACCACAATGGAAGCTGCTCACTTGACTAAGATTGCTACTGACATCGAGACCTACTTAATGTGGGGTCATGGTGGACGTATTAAGCAAGATGGTCCAGATGATATGCGCCTATCTGTAGGTTTGTGGAAGCAATTAGACAACTCATACAAGCGCGTGTACAACAAGGCCAACTTTAGCTTGGAATTGTTCCGTGCTGAGCTTTACAACTTCTATGCAGGTCGTGTTGAATTCCAAGGTCCAGATCCTAAGCGTCAGCTTATTGTTCAGACCGGTATGGGAGGAATGCGCCTAGTTAATGAAGCTATCAAGCGTGAGGCTGTTAACACAGGTCTAATGATCAACTTAGGTGATGGTAAAAATGGTGGTGGTGGTATTGGAGCTATCACAGGTCAAGGTATGGATCTTAACTTTGGATTCTCATTCACAAGTTATGTAATTCCATTCTTGGCAAATGTGAAGTTTGTGCTTAACCCAGCATTTGATAACCTACACACTAATGACATCGAGAACCCAATCATTGATGGTAACCCATTGAGCTCTTACAGCTTCATCATCTTTGATATCACTGATACCGGTAATGACAACATCTTCATGTTGAAGTTATCTTGGGATAATCAGTTGAAGTGGTGGTACCAAAACGGTACTATGGATTACATGGGCCGTACTCAGGGCTTCCAGTCTTCTGGACAGTTCAACGGTTACCGTGTGATGATGACTCAAACAATGCCAGCTATCTGGGTAAAAGATCCTACCAAGGTTCTTAAGATTGTTATGAGAAACCCAATCACTGGTGGATCATTCTAGTACTTGTGCTCGGGGAGAGGTTTTCATATTTCCTCTCCCCACATGAGCACCTTGCCTGGGGATGCGTCACTAACAGAGCTCGTAACTCTGCCCAGGAACTAAATAAATTATTAACAACATAAAACTTAAATACAATGCAAAAATTTGGAGCCTTTACCCCAGCTAAAAATTTCTTCTCAAATATTTTTGATAGAAGAAATGGTGTAGCTGCTTTAACCCCTTTATTATATACAAATGAACTAGTAGACAAAATCAATGAGCTTGAAGGCGCTCTGGCTAATGCTGTTCAATATGTAGGTCTTTTAGTTAGATTCAATTATAATCTAGGAACCGGAGCTCTTGAGTATAAAGTTGTAGGTGGCGGAAGTGGATGTAATCATTTTTGTGGAAATGCTATTCCTCCTGATACAGGTTGTTTTGGTGATCCTGATTGTAATGAATCAGCCTGTACAGGTTGTTATAGAACTTCAGTAGATGGTAGTACTAATATCGGCTCTGTTTTTAAAACTGTTACAGTAGTAGGTCCTGGTATTTATCAGATTGAATTTGATCCTGCATTATTTTCTTTTGTTACTCCTGGTAATGCTGTTTTTGTTCCAGCTGCTTTTTCTCAACCTTGGCATCAAATGGGCTTTACAAAGGTAAGTGATTATGTTTATCGAATCACCACAGCTGATCTTTCATTAGCACCAGTTTCACCAAGCAATATATTTGATAATAACTTTGTAGAAATAAGATTTTACAAAGTTCCTATTAATGTACCGTTCTAAACAAGTAATATAAACCAACAAAACAAACCAACATGAGTGTAACAATTGTATCACTGGCTGACACAGCCAAATCTGGTAGTATATCTATCAAGCCGTTCTTTGATCCCAACAAACCTAACTTAGGCCTTGAAAAATATGGCGTATTTCATGAAGAAGAATTAGCATGCATTGAGAGAAATGGTGTAAAGAGATACATCACAGGTCTTAATGAATTTGCCCCGGAGATCAAGCTTATTGCAGACAAAGAGGTACGCGAAGCTAAAATCAAAGAGATCCGCACTACTGTAGCACAACTTGAAAGAGAACTTGCTACTAATGTGATTGATCCTGATGACAAAGACTTCTGGAACAAGGTTCAATTACTTCAGCCAAACAATGATGATTTCTGGAGTAAGATCAAGATCAGATGTGGAAATGAACCTGTATTCTTAGATCCGGTAAAAGATCCATATGACTTGATCAAGTTGTATGCCATTGATGCCGGTGGATTCTCTATCATCTGTAAAAGCTTTGAAGAAGCGCGCAGCCGGGCTGTGCCACCTAAGTTTTACTTAGATAGATATGTTGACACAGTTTCTACAAAAACTGAAGTTAGCAAGCTTCGTAACAAGGCCTTGGCAGAGCTTATTAAGATGTTTGATAAAAACCAAAATAAGCTGTTTTATGTATGCAAGGTTGTGGATGGCAACAGTGTTCAGTACAAGAAGTCTACTCCTAATGATGTGATGTATGATAACATGGATAAGTTCATTACCGGCCAGGGTGTTGAGACTAACCTAAGAAGGGCAGCTCAAACATTCTTGGATGCATGTAACTTAGATATGGAGACATTGAAGATCAAGTCCATAGTTAAGGATTCAACCTTCTACAAATTCATTAACCCTAAGGCGGATGGATTTATCTACCACACAGACTCAAGTTCTATGATGGGTAGAAATGTAGCAGATTGTATTGAGTATCTGAAGAATCCATTGAATGACTCTATCTTGATGGATCTTACTAAGAAAGTAGAGAAGTACTGGAATGTTTAATTAAGTAAAATTTAAAAAATAATATATCATGAAAAAGATGAAAACAGGTGGGATGAAGAATCCTAATAAGACTGCAACAGTTCAAACTAAAGCAACTCCTTACAAAGGAGGTATCAGCAAGGCTCCGGCCGGTGCACAAAGATCAGCTACTAAGTATACAGGTGGTAAATCAACTCCTCCAAAAGGAGCTATTCCATCTAAGAAAATGGGTGGATCAATGAGAGGTAAAAAGGGTTGTTAATCTAAAACTAAGTAATTATGAAAAAGACATTAGCAAAAAAACAAGCAGGAGGATCAACAAAGATTCGTCCTGTAATTGGTTCAAAACCTGCAGCAAAAGATAGTACTGTAAAGCCAGCACCAAATCCTGTACCAAAAGCTGATCTAGAAAAGAGCAAATTAAAAGCTATTTCGGTTTATAAAGGCTCATTTGCTAAGAAGAAAATGGGTGGAGCTTTTGATAAGTATAAATCCAAGAAGAAGTAATCATGGCTGAAAAGAAGTGGATGCAAAAAGCTGCAGCCTCCATCAAGAGAAGGGGGACTGAAGGTAAATGTACACCAATCACAAAGCCCGGTTGCACAGGAAGAGCCAAAGCTCTTGCTCAAACATTTAAGAAAATAGCTAAGGCTAGAAAAAAGAAGTAATATGGCAAAGACCCCTGCTTGGCAAAGAAAAGAAGGCAAGGCCCCTAGCGGGGGTCTTAATGCTAAAGGTAGAGCTTCCTACAATAAAGCTAATCCCGGGAAACCCGGTCTTAAAGCTCCTCAACCTGAGGGAGGCGCTAGAAAGAAATCTTTCTGTGCGCGCATGTCAGGCATGAAAAAGAAACTAACAAGTGCTAAGACTGCTAATGATCCTAACTCAAGGATCAATAAGTCTTTAAGAAAGTGGAAATGTTAAAATAATATACTATGGCAAAAGCTAATAAACCCAATCCTCTTAAGCATTTCAATGATGAGAAGGCTAAGAGACTAGTAAAGGCTCAAAAAGGTATGACCGCTTTTCAGTCTTATATAAAGAATGTACCAGGAGCATCTCCTAGCGATACTCTTGGAGTAAATGATCCTAGAACATTTGATTTTGGATATCCTAGTAGGGATGCTAAAGCAAACGCGCAAGCTGCTGCCTTTCAAGCTACTTATGGAAACAAATCCGGAAGAGGGTTTGAAGGATCTAGTGATGAAAAAGCGGCTAGAATTCCACAGAATAAAGGATCAGTAAAAGCCTATACCAAAAGTATTCCAACTGCTCCCCCTAGTAATAAATATAGAGATTTAGAAATGCAAAAAAAGGGTGGTCAAAAAAAGTATGATAAAGGCGGCCCTAAAGATAGCAATGCTAAAGATGACTACTCTAAGAAAATTGCTGCTGGTAAAAAAGCAGGATATGTAGTAGATCAGCCAGGTGCTTATAAAAAGAATCTTACCGATACCGCTCAAGTAACTTACATGAGAGGACCATCAGGAGATTATGCTGGAGTAAAAAAACCTGCAGTAAAGAAAACAGGTGGTCAAACAAAATCTAAAAAGAAATAACATGGCAAAGAAGTACACTCCTCCAAGCTATCCTAGTAAAAACAAGGATGTAATTAATAACAAGATCATGGAGCAATTCCGTAAGATGAAAGAAGCGGGTGCCAATGTACCTACTGTAAGCATCTTCAACCTGGACAATGTTCCAAGTGTAGTTCCTGATATTAAGAATGTTGGAAAAAGTAATAAGTAATGCTTAACAGCGCGATACTCATAAAGGTTAAACAGAGGCTTAATAAACTTGCCAGTAATGACTATGACAACATAGAAACCTGGCAAATTATTGAGGCTTTTGATAAGGGTCAGGTTGACTGGTGCCGGAGAAACCTTCATGGATTGAACATAGTTAAAGAAGGAGATGAACAGTCTACCCGCAGGATTGATGATTTGCAGGTATTGCTGACTCAGATCCCTTTGAATATGAATAACAAGCAAACTTATTATGAAAGTGTAAACTTTCCTCAAGACTATCTTCAGTGGAAAAGGATCTCAGCTGGTGCGACTAGTGACTGTTGCGCGGATCCTAAACCTATGGTTATATACCTAGCTGAAGCAGCTAACGTGGATGAACTTCTTAGAGATAAGAATAAACAACCTAACTTTGAGTGGGGTGAGACCTTTTGTGTAATGTCTAATAATAGTGTAAAGATCTACACTAATGGTTTATTTAAACCGGTTAATGTGACCTTATACTACTACAGACAACCTAGAAGAATTCAAATTGCTAACATACCTGATCCTTATACCGGAATCACGCCTGCTGTAGATGTAATACCAGAGTTCAAAGATGACTTGGTAGAACTATTTATAGATGAGGCTGTAAAGATCCTGGCCGGAGATATTGAGTCTATGAACCAGTATCAAAGAATGGCTCAATCAACAGAAGACAATAATTAATTATGGAAGGTGTAAAAAGACCATATAGAAAATCTCACAATCCATTGATTGATGAGCATTGTATTAAAAATCTACAATACCGGATTCAGCAAGAAGAAGAGTCATCTCGTCTTTACTTGTCTATGTCTATGTGGCTAAACAATGAAGGTTATACCGGAGCGGCCCAGCTGTGGAAGAAGTATGCCGATGAAGAAATGACTCATGCAAACTGGGCCCGCGAATACTTACTTGCTATGGGGGTTACCCCAGCAACTCCTGTATTGGCTGCTCAACCTACCACCTTTGATGGATTGCCGGCAATTATCCGGGCATCCTTTGATCACGAGATCACAGTTACCAAGCAAATCAAAGTCATGGCATCTGGCGCCTTGAAAGAGGGAGATCATATGCTGTATGAGCTTTGCCTTAGATATCTGAAAGAACAGGTAGAGGAGCATGATAAGACTCAAACATGGGTAGATAAGCTAGCCGCGTTTGGTGAAGACAAGCTTGCTCTAAGGATGCTTGATGATGAAATGGCAAAGTATTGATAACTAAATTTGTAAAACAGAAAAAAAGTTAGTATATTTAACCACTATTTATTATTTATTTATAAACTAAAAACAAAAAACAATGGCTTATTTTAATCACGCCTACACCAAGATGTTTCTTGGAACAGGCACATCTCTCACAACTCCGTTTGTTACAAGTGGCGGTCTTATCACCGGTGCTGGTGTACCAAGTGTTGAGTTATCAAAACTTCCTCCAGGTTATTTTGGATTCTTTGATCCAAATACTTGGTTGTCAGTTAGCACAAACCAATCAAGCTACAACTGCTGTCCTTTGATCTTAGCTAGTTCTTCTGTATTACAGAATGACAAGATTGGACCTTTCCATGGTGGCTACAAAGAGACTAACAAGTCTAAGATGATCAACCCTAAGTATGTTCAAAAAGCATATTGGGTAAAACCATGCTTCCCAGCACAAGCTGTAGTATCTATTGGTAACACTAGTACTACTGGTTCTGGTATTATCACTTATACATTTGTTGGTCCTACTGGAACAGGTTATACCAATGGTCAATACATTGTTACAACTACTGTAGCTCCTGTAGGTGGCGCTGGTGCAACATTCCTAATTACTGTTGTAGCTGGTATTGTTCAATCAGTAGTATTAACTAATGCAGGTACCGGTTATTCTCCAGCAGATGTTATCACTTTAGTAGGTGGTAATAATGATGCTACTCTAACCGTGAATACTGTATCTACAGCTGCTTCTTTGGATCCAAATATGTTCCAAGGCGGAACTAAAGATACAAACTGCTGCTTCCAGTTCTATTGTGGTGAGACATATTACTTACGTATTGATGTTAAAGGTTCTCCTGCACTTCGTGCTTTGAACCACAATGCATACCAAACTTTGGATGCATATACCGGTTGCTGCCCTGGCCCAACTCCAACTGCAGTAGATTCTACTTTAGTTATGATCTCTTGGGCTGAGAAGATCGTAATCAACAACTACTTGAAACCATTCATTTTACCAGTGGTATTTGATGAGACAGGTGTTGCTTGGTATGCTCCAGGAACTATTAATGATCCTATCACAGGTCTTCCAATTCCTGCTGGTCAAACTTGGGATAACTACGTATCACCTGGTCACATTGCTGGTCAGTGTGCTGGTCTACGCTTGTTTGGTGCATTTGTTGAAACTAAGTTTGGCAACTGTACTTTCCAGGTAACTGACTTCTTCGAGAAGGAGCCAATCAAGATCTATGCTAGCATGGTTGACTACACTGGAGATCCTTGTGTATTCGAGGGAATCTGTGTATACAATGACTGTCTAGGTCTTCAAGGTATGGGCTTTGGTGAGCAAGTTGTTCGCGACTTGATCAAAGCTGAGTCTTACTTACAGAACTTCTTTGCAAGTAATGATTTCCGTATCCGTGAGATCACTCAAGGTTATGACATGACTAATGCTGTTAACCGTAATGCATTGTATAGCCGCTACTTTATCCTGCACTCTGTACCACGTTGGAATAACCCAACCGGTGTATTTGATAATGACCGCTATATGAATGAGATCATTGTTGCTGAGCCAACCTTTACTACACCTACAAGTGTAGCAGTAGGTAATGCAGCATTGAATGCTTTCTTAATTAACTGGTTAGGCACATGTGCAAACTGTGTTCCTTTTGAGCAGTTTGACTGTGTTCAGTGTACACCAGTAGCTAACTAAGAATTTATTCACTCAAGATAAAAGGGGAGGAGTCTTTGCTCCCTCCCCTTTTTTTCTTTTATATTTGCATTATCATGAGTAGACATGTGTTAAGTCTGGAGATTCCGGACACATTAAATAAGTGTATATTTCGCACAGTAGACACAAGTGTCTATGCACCAGATATAGAGGTGAGTTGTCCTCTATTACAAATAACAGTTCCAGGATTCATTCATCCTGTAAACATTGCACCTCCACAAATTAATCCAGGGTTTAATCTTAATCTTACTGCTTGTGATCTAGGCTTACAGTCTGCGGATTGCGGCACAGTATTTTATGATGTACCGGATGGAATCTATATTGTTAAGTACAGTGTTGAACCAAGAAATCTTGTCTATGTAGAATACAACCACCTAAGGATCACCTGTGCTTTAAATGGTATCCGGAATGTATATTGTGAAATGAATCTGGGTGCATGTGCGCCCTCAGAACCTCAAGAAGAGAAACTTAATAAACTAAGAATTATTCAACAACAGTTACAAGCTGCTAAAGCATATGTAGAGGATTGCCACGATCCTAAAAGAGGTATGGAGCTTTACAAGTATGCAGTTAGCCAGTTGAATAAACTAACTTGTAACACCGATTGTAAAACTTGCTAAACCAACAAAACCAACAATATGAGTGCCTGTTCAAACTGTGGAACCACCCTAAGCTGCGGATGCCAAAAGCGCACAGCCAGTGATGGAAAATCTGTATGCGCTAACTGTGTTAATGCATATGAAACAAATCTTAAGAGCAAAAATGCTCAAAAACCTAAGAGCAATAATACTGCTCCTAGTAATGTAAATGTATTTTATAAAGCACCTTAATAACTAAATTGAGAAATGGCATGCTATAAACTAACTTCGTGTACACCAAATAATAATACAGTATTTTATTCTACTGATCCTGCATTATTTGGTGCTACAAGTGTCACCTTCGTAGGTTATTTTGGTGATGCATGCTTTATTGTTGAAGATGTTACACTATGCGGACCATGTCCCGGTAACACTCCTTTACCTACAGTTCCAGAAATATGTAACTGTACATCTCCTTATCAATGCTATAAACTTCAAGATTGTACAGATCCTCAAGCTCCTTACTATTATGTGACAGGTGCTTTAAATCCTTATGTAGGATTGACTGTAAGTGTTACAGAGTTTCCTGGACATTGTTTTAATGTTATAGGAGTTGTTGATCCTCAAGAATGTGATGCTAATCAACCTACACCGGTAACTTGTGTACAAGTTTGTACTTGTAATCTTCATTGTGCAGAACTTACAAACTGTTTAGCTAATCCTCCTGTTATAATTCAGGTTAATAGTACTCAGGTATTTACTTTAGGTAATGTAATCACACTTAATCCCGCTATAATTCCTCAGGGAGGAAACAATTGCTGGATAGTTACTAATATAGATCTTCAACCTTGTAATCCTTCTTTTGGAACCGCGGTAACTATTGATGATGATTATGGACCTAGTAATTGTGAATTATGCGCAAACCCCCCTACTTGTTTTAAACTCACAAGTTGTGATGGTCAAACAATCCGGTATGTAACCGGATCCTTAGGTGGTTTTGTAGGAGGGCCGCCTATAGCAACTACTGTATTTCCAAATCAATGTTGGATTATAACTAATCTTGGTCCTCAAGATGTATGTACAAATCCGACTCCGGTAGGTCCTTTAACTGTTAGTACTTGTCTTTGTCCATGCTATACACTAACTAACTGTACAACAAATCAGGTTATCAATAGTAACTCAAATCTTGCAGCTTATGTAGGACAGAGTGTACACTTAGATGAATACGGCGGATGTCAAGGAGATTGTTGGCTTGTAGCTGCAAATCCTCCACCTGCGCGATGTGACTTTCCAGAATTTGTAACTGTAACTGCGAATCAGGCTCAGCAATGTCCATGCGGCGCATGTGGTGAAACTTGTTATGAACTAGTAGACTGTGAGACAGATGTTGTATTTATTACGGTACTTAATCCTACTGTAAATGGTGTAAATCTTGGAACTCTTATTAGTGGACAAGCTATAGGACAAGTAACTGTTAATGGTCAAACTACTTACGGATGCTGGTATGTAAGACTAGCTCAAGGGTGTTCTGCAGCAGTTCAAGCTTCTGTATTTAATATCTACCAACCGACTCCTACTCAAGATGGCTGTGAGCAGTGTTTAAATAGCTGCTATGGTCTACTTAACTGTAAGACTCTTACTGTAGACTATGTGATCAAATATACTGGTCCCAATCCGAATAGCTTACCTAATCCTAATACTATAACCGGTGCTATTGGTAACCTATGCTTTGATGACCCTGTAGGATGTGTAACAGGTTGTTACATCTTTCAGCTTATTCCGGGCACATCTTGTGACAACAGTGTTGACTGGACAACAGTTGTAAGTTATGATGAATTTGATGACTGCGATGATTGCCTACCTAAGTGTTATCTCCTTACTGAGTGTGCACCGGCTGTATCAGATCCTTTTATTGTAAGTAATGACTTAAGCCTTTATGTAGGATCTGTTGCTAAGATTTGTGATTCTCAAGGTAATTGTCATTGTTACAGTGTAGAGCTTGCTCAAAGCTGTGATGGAGCCATTATTCTTGATAATGCCAATGCTAGTTTTACAACTTGTGAAGAGTGTAATTCTTGTGATTGTCCTCCAGGATATACCAAGATTGATGATCATTGTCAGAAGATAACTAGTGTACCGGCTACTCTAAATCCATCTACTTATAATTCTGCTCCAGGTAGTACGAATGCCCTCTATGGGAACTTAGGTACAAGATTCTATGCAAATGCTAATAGCTATCCATTCCCTTTAACTGCTGTTACTGGTCCAGATAGATT